CTTAAATCATATAGCGTGTGCGGGTATGACCCTCGCAAGTTTTGTTTGGACGAGTTGATTGAAAAAACTTTTATTGAAGATTTCTTTAACTTAAAAAATAAAGCAATGGAACTTGCAGTAAAGAATTATCAAGAACCAAAAAACTATGCTCAGTTGGAAAAAATTGAGCGTATGGTTCATTCAATCTCAAAGCGTTCGTTAAACTTGGATCTTACAAATGTGTATACATCAGCAAACGACAACCGTGTCAGGAAGATTATTAAGAGATATTCATCCAGCCCTGCCTTTATCCAGTACAACACCTTCGGGACTGTGACGGGGCGGTTATCTACTACCCCCTCTTCGTTTCCCCTGCTTACCCTAAACAAAGAATATCGCACAATGATCAAGCCAAACAATGGCGTTTTCATTGAGTTTGATTACAATGCTTTTGAATTGCGTGTTTTAACGGCTCTGCTTGGTCGTGAGCAGCCGAAAGGTGACATCCACGACTGGAACATCAAGAATATATTTAAGGACGGTACAGAGCGATCTGAGGCGAAAAAGAGAATATTCGCATGGCTTTACAATCCAAATTCTGATGACGCTCTTTTATCTCGCGAGTATGATAGGGATGGTTTGTTGAAAAAATATTTTTCTGATGGTAAAATTATAACTGACTTTGATAGAGAGATTGAGGCAGATGATTATCACGCACTTAATTATCTAATCCAAAGCACTGCGTCTGATTTGTTTTTGGAGCAGGCTTATAAAGTATTTAAGATTTTGGAAGACAATAATAGTAAATCTTATGTTTCCATGCTTATCCACGACAGTATGATCTTAGATTTTGATAGGAAAGATTATAAATTGCTTAATCAGATCAGGGATACATTTAAGCAGACAAGATATGGTGAAATGAAACTAAATATTCAGGTTGGAAGAACATTGGGAGATCTAAGCACAGAATGGATGTAATTGGTATTGGAAACGCTGGGCGTGAAATATGTAAGTTGTTTGAGGGAAAGGGCTATAAAGCATACTCTATTGACACACACACCGACGCTTATGTAAAGTTCCCTAAAGTAAAGACGATTGAGGAAGCAGAAAAGGTTGAAATTAATCTTGATAAACTTAAAAACAATGTTAAATCGGATCAGATCCTCTGTGTTATGGCAGGATCTGGACTTATAACAGGCGCTTGTCTTAGAATATTGGAGAACTTCAAGGATAAACAGATTGATTTTCTTTATATTCAGCCTGACACTTCGTTTATGAATAACAATGGTAAGACAAGAGAGCGAGTTGTAAGGAATATCTTACAAGAATTTGCACGGTCAGGGTTGTTCAACAAAATGTGGCTGATCTCCAATAAAAGTATCTCTAACTTGGCGTCTGATATATCTATTGGCAACTATTTTCAGAAGGTAAACGAGAAAATTGTTGACATGTGGTGTCTAATGGAGTATTATGGACAGGCATCTGCGTTGATGGGGAACTTAGAAGAACCAGAGGAGCAGAATAGGATCGCAACTTTTGGGCTGTATAGTCTTAATGATGAGGCAGAACAAAAGTTTTATGAACTGGAAGGGGTAAGAGAGAAACACTTTTACTTTACTTTTAGCGAAGAAACATTAGCAGAGACAGGCAATGTTTTGGATTTAGTATCTCGTAAGTTAAAGAAGGCGGAAGAAAATGAATTTCAGCAAGTATCTTACGGCTTTTTCCCATCGGGATATTCTGTTGACAAAGTGTACATAATGTACTATACTAATCATATACAAAGCGAGGCAGGGAAATCACCTGCCTTATAACAAGGAGTAAATAACATGGCTATTGATTTGAAAAAAATGCGAGCAAAGCTCGCTTCTACTGAGAACAAGGGTGGAGGTTCTAACAAGAATCTATTTTGGAAGCCACAAGATGGCGAGTCCGTAATTCGTATTGTTCCAGATCCAGATGGAGATCCCTTCAAGGAGTACTGGTTTCACTACAATGTAGCAAACAACCCCGGTTTTCTTTCACCAAAAAAGAATTTTGGAGAGGACGATGTGCTTGACGCATATGTTCGCAAGTTGTTCAATGATGGCACAGAGGAAAGCCGCGAGGAAGCAAAGAAGCTTATGGCAAAGCAGCGCTTCTTTTCCCCTGTAATTGTTCGTGGTGAAGAGGAAAAGGGTGTTCGTCTTTGGGGTTATTCCAAGACTGTATACCAAAAGCTTCTTCAGTTGGTTCTAAATCCAGAGTATGGCGATATTACTGACCTACAGGAAGGCACAGACCTTACTATTAATTATGGTAAGAAGGCTGGTCAGATGTTCCCAAGCACTGACATTTTCCCAGCCCGTCGCACTTCCCCATTGCATAAGGATAAGGGTTTGGCAAAAGAGTTGGCTGAGACTGAGATTCAGTATGATAATGTCTTTTCTAAGAAGACAACTGATGAGGTTCAGCAGATGTTGGAGCAGCACTTGTCAGGCGATACTGATGATAGTGCTGGTACAGTTCAGTATGCTAAGACCACTGACGATGCAGCAGACCAAGCATTTAAGTCCTTGCTTTCTGCTTAAATAAGTGTTATAATGGGCGAGGGGGATTTTCCCCCTCGCCTTCTTTTATGGAGACAAAATGGCAAAAACAAAAACAGGCAAGCTTTCTATTGCCGATATGAAGAAATTAATTAATAAAAAGGCGGGTACTGATGTCGCCTTTTCTTTGTCTGACGACAACCCAACACAAGTTTTACAATTTATTCCAACTGGTTGTAAATGGCTTGATGGTATTATTAAACGTGGAGATTGGGGTGGTATTCCCGTTGGCAAAGTTAGTGAGATCGCTGGTTTAGAAGCAACCGGTAAATCTTATATGGCTGCACAGATTGCAGGCAATGCACAGAAGATGGGCATTGATGTCATCTACTTTGATTCAGAAAACTCTATTGACCCAAACTTTTTGGCAATGGCGGGCTGTGATGTTGAAAAGTTGCTTTATGTTCAGGCAAACTCAGTGGAGTTTGTGTTGGAAACTATTGAAAGTTTGCTTGGCAACAACGACAGTCAGATGCTTTTTATCTGGGATAGTATGGCGTTGACACCATCAGTGTCAGACATTGAATCAGACTTCAACCCTTTGTCTACGATGGCAGTTAAACCTCGTATTCTTTCTAAGGGCTTGTCAAAACTAATTCAGCCAATTGCTAATACAAAGTCAACTCTACTAATTCTTAATCAGTTAAAGACTAATATTACAAGAAACACAGCAGAGGCTCTTACAACTCCCTACTTTACACCGGGTGGTAAAGCACTTGCATATTCATATTCATTGAGAATTTGGTTGACTGCTCGCAAAGGCAAGTCATCTTTCATCTTTGATGACAAGGGATTTAGAATTGGTACAGAGGTTAAAGCTAAGATTGAAAAGTCGCGCTTTGGAACCCAAGGTCGCCAATGCAACTTTAAGATCTTGTGGGCTGGCGAAGAAGTTAAGATTATGGATAAGGAAAGCTGGCTTGAAGCAATCAAGTCTTCAGATAGTCTAACAAACGCGGGTGCTTGGTTTACCTTGCACTACGAAGATGGCAAGACAGATAAGTTCCAGACAAAGCAGTGGATGGACAAGCTTAATGACGAAAAGTTCTACAACAGAGTTATTAAGTTGTTGGAAGAAGAAGTGGTTATGAAGTTTGACAAGAGGATTGGCAAGTCCAGCGACTTCTACGAGGATGGTGAAAATGACTGAGAGGTCTCTAATCATTGATGGCACAAATATATTTTATCGTGCTTATGTTGTAAATCCATCTTTGTCAACCAGCGGAGAGCCTGTTGGTGGATTGGTTGGCTTTCTTAAAACACTTCAGAAGCTTACCAGAGAAATGAAGCCAGACAAGGTTTACATTTGTTGGGACGGCGCAGGAGGCTCTGCCCGTCGCAGATCAGTGGTGTCCTCTTACAAAGAAGGGCGAAAGGCAATTAGGCTAAACAGGTCTGATGGTGTTAGTATGTCTCTTGAAGAAGAAAACAAAAGCAAGATAGAACAAATGTTGAGGTTGTTAGAGTATATTGACAACTTGCCAATGGTCCAACTAATCCACGATGGCGTGGAAGCTGATGATATGATTTCAATTCTATGTCGCCAGATAGAAGGACAAAAGATAATTGTTTCAAGCGATAAAGATTTTTATCAGTTGTTGGATGACGAAACAATTATCTATCGACCAGTACAAGCCGTTTTTAAAACAAGGAACGACATACTGGAAGAGTTTAAAATTCATCCAAACAATTTTGCCCTAGCAAGAGCGGTTAGTGGTGATAAAAGCGACAACTTAGAAGGTGTCAAAGGTGCAGGACTAAAAACTTTAGCCAAGCGTTTTCCTTTCTTAGTAGAAGAAAAAGATTATAGTTTAACTGATTTATCAGATGTGTGCGAAGCAACAGAGAATAAATTAAAAATTCACGAGGGTATTCTTGACAACTACGACAAGATCTTAAAGAATTATAAAATTATGCAGTTGTATATTCCAAATGTCTCTTTTCAAGTAAGAGATATGGTTAAGAACTCAGTGGAAAACTATCCAAAGTATTATAATAAAACAGAAATTGTTAAGATGATGTTTCAGGATGGCTTTCCAGAAATCAGGTGGACAGACCTTTTTGCAAGTTCTAATAGAATAGCAAAAACTTAGACTATTTATATTCGGAGGTTTTAAGATGAAAAACTTTAAAGAAATGGTATATGGCAATCTTTTTGAGGCAAAAGTAAAAAAGTTTCCTGATTTGACAGGAGACGGTAAAGTTACACAGGCGGATATTTTAAAAGGTCGCGGCGTAGAACTTAAAGAAGAAGAAGCTCAAGACGCCACCGAACAAACCAAGCCATCCTTAGAAGAGGCAGTAAAGACTATTCTTGATGAAGAAGGCGGCGCAGCCGACTTAAAGAAAATCGAAGAAAAACTCAGAGATAAGAATATGGAAGTCCCAATGGATTTAGAGGAAAAGTTAAAAGATATGAAAAATGTAATGAAGCACAAAAAAGGCGATTACATTGAAATGTCTGGACTAAAAGAAGAAAATCCTGATCTGATGCTTCCCGCAGAATAGTTTCGCTTGACAATCACAGCCAATCTTGTTATGATGGTAGACCCAACAAAAGGTAAACTATGCGTACAAGCGAGAAGGTTGATTTCTCAAAATTCGGTAATATGTTCCAAGAGAACCTCGCCAAGCTCATCCTTATGGAT